AATTAGTCGTACAGTTATTGCCGTAGCAACAGGTGGTGCAGGTAATAATGCGCCCACCTGACATATAAGTGTGCGTTGTACAAGCTGCATACGCTGCGGTGGCTGATAACGCTAACACGACTGCGACTATGTACTTTTTCATTTTCTATCCTTTAAAGTGCTGGGGGGAATAAAACCAAATCGTTTAAAAGTTTCTGCAACATTTGTGGATGCGGAAGGGATGTATTTCCAATTAGGATCATCTACTAAATGGCATGGCAACTTAGGTTGCTCGGTTAGTTCGTAAGTCATTTCTTATCCTTAATTAAGTAATAACGGGCAAAACGCACTTCACCATCATCTATCATCCAAGTAACAATGTTGTGGCCTCTTTGCTTTAGTTTAAACACAATGTCGGCAAGCCGTGTCGCACGGTAAAGGTTAATAGCTTCCCAACTGGTGATTGGTTTCTTTTTAAGGTGCATAAGCACTTGGTCTGTTTTGCTCATTTTGTAATCCAGTACATAAGTGGAAGAAAACCGAACGTAGCAAACAACACGATTGCGCCAAGCACATAACCCTCAAACGGGATGCGCTGATCTTCAGGTTTGTATTTTAGGTATTTCATAGCCACCCCTCGATTTCATCTTCAAGTTCACAAACAAGCTCTTTGTACTTTGGGTCGTGTCTGTTACGCACAAGAATCATAACGATGTTGTGAAGTGCGTCACCAGATGCGATGCGCTTGTACCAACTCAACCAATCAAGCCCGTCTTTGTCGATACCGTGGAACTGGATTACATTCATTACGTCATTAGCGTCTTGAATGTTTAGATTAAAACGCTCATCATCGTATTCGCTCATTTTTATGCACCTGTATGTAATGGGGGCTTGCGCCCCGTTAATTATTGAATAATTAAAGGTTCAACAAAAGACGTTGCATTTTTCCAAAAACTTTTTGAATCCACTTTTTTACAGGCAGATAACAACGCATTGCCCTGTTGCGAATAGTTGTGTCCCATGTGTCTAGCGTCACCAAGGTCTTTGTCTAATCTTAACCAAGCCGATTTACCTTTAACTATGCAAGTACACAAGGTAAGCCTACAACCAACAACAATTTTAATTTGACCGTTTTTCATTTATGCACCTGTATTTGTTTAATGGCGTCATTGCCATAACTAAATATTAAGCCAACTTAACAAACAATGCAACTGTTTTTGGTTAGTGTTTTCACTAATGTTGTATTTTTGTCATTGGGTGCGGGTACTAGCCGGAACTAGGAGGGAGGGGACACCAGCGTTCCCCGCCTCTTGATTATATGTTGTTCTTCTTCTTGTAGTAAGCAAGAAGATACTGAAAACATTCCCATGCAGACGATAAATCTTCTTCAGAATGCTCGATTAGCCGTACATCACCGGATTCTGTGAAGTAAATATTGGCGCATCGAGCTGTAGGTAGCCCTAATCCTTGTCTATAAGCCGCCAGTTGCATTATTTGCTCGTGGTAAGGGGTAACCTTGCTCAAGTCCCCTTCCTTGCTCTTAAAGTCCACCACGATGTTGGCTGAAATCAAGTCAACTTTGCCACCATAGCCATTGGACGCAAAGCTGCGCTCTGCTTCCCAGATGTGGTTAGCGCCAAAGTGTGTTTCTAGAGCTGTATGCACCCTAGCGACAAACTCAGGGAAATCGTAGTTTTTGCCACGGTAGAAATCTTCTAACACCCCATGCAATCGAGTGCCACGGTCTGCTGCCTCACGCCCGGTGCTTTTGGCATCCGACATGACACGCTGCAACCAGTTTTCTTCTGATTCGCCCTCAGCTCTGGGTAAAGTCAGCGCAGCAAGCAAGACCTGTTGTTGTAGCCAGTTGTTAAGACCTGTTTTTGCAAGTAATCCCGTAATTGTCGTAACTGACGGGACTAGCCCAAGCTCACGAGCGTCTGTCAGGCGTGTATTGCGCTCTGTACCGTTCTTACCAATGATTCGGTAAGCTGGTGAACCGTCTGCTGCATACCAATGCCCAGACTCTGAATCAACTGTTTTGATAATCATATTCCCTCGCTCTCATCATTGCGTCAGCCATCTCATAAGACCATTTAGCTACATTTGATGGGTGATCGGTTAAATCGTCGGAAGCCAAAAAACCAACCATTGCATGATTTGCAAAATAATCTCGCAATGTCATACCATGCGCCATTGAATCATCAACAATCCATGTCGGAAACGCTGGTGGACTCATTTTCATTTTTGCACCTGTTTAGCTAATGTTTTAAGCATCTCAATGGCATCTTGAAGGTCTTGCATGGCCCTAGCGTCTAAGACCATGCCCTCGTACCACTGTTGAAGCCGCCAAGAAATTAAGATTGCTTCCTCAGTTTTGTTCATCAAAATGGCACATCATCTTCAAGGTCAGCGATATTGCCCTCTTTGATCTGGCGATAAGCGTCAGGCTTTTTTGGTGCTGACGATTCTTCAGGTTTGCCACCAAGCATTTGCATTTGGTCTGCAACAACTTCAGTTGTGTATTGATCCACACCGTCTTTGTTCTGCCACTTACGGGTAGTCATGCGCCCCGCTACAAAGACCTGTGAGCCTTTTTTTAGGTAGTCGGCACATATTCCTGCCAATTTACCAAACGCAACGATTCTGACCCATTCTGTTGTTTCTTTTTCTTTTGCTTTGTAACCAACAGCAATAGAAAAGTTACACACAGCGTCACCAGAGGCGGCGTACCGCACTTCTGGGTCTTTGCCAAGTCTACCGATAAACTCACAACGATTTAAGTCTGTGGCCATTATTTTGCACCTTTTGAAACGAGTTGAACTTTGATACCGTCATACATAACTTTCAAGACTTCTTTTTGCGAATCAGGCGCAGACTTGTACCATTTGGCAAAACACGCTTTTAAAGCCTCTAAATCGGTCTGTGCTGCCATTTCGTCCACTGCGTAGTCCATGTCTATCGTGACCGCAACTGGAGGCTTAGGCGGCGTTTTTACAGCGGCTTCACCGTCATCATCAGCCGATGCGATACCAAGCGCAGATTGCAAGCTATAGCGTTTTGCATACGAAAGCGCAGAACCAAAACCTTGTGCATCTTGTTTGCTTGCAGGAATAAACAGCGTCCCGCACGACATTTCTTGACCGGATTCGTGGATCAGTACGGTTTCGACAGCTACGCCACCGTCTGCGGTATGCAGCTTTTGCACAAACGCAAGACCGTTGCCAGACAGCGCAGGTCGCACAGCGTCGATGACTGATGCCAGGCTAGAGTATGCAGATTTAAAGTGGGGATTTTTAGAGTCTTTCGCTGCGTGGTTCATAGCAGCTTGGGCTTTAACTAATGACTTAGATAGTTCGTTCATTTTTGCACCTGTATGTAATTACTGAGCAATTCGTCAGTGATTAAATATTAAGCTATCTAAACAAATAACGCAAGTGGAAAACTCGATAACAAAAAAACAGTTGAGTTTCTTTGACAATAAATGTTAAGATGGCTTCATGGAAAACATAGAAATCATACAAATTTTAGGCGGTACGACAAAGGTTGCCAGACTGTGCGGCGTGAGTGTGCCAGCCGTCAGTCAATGGAAAGCTAACGGTATCCCTGTAGACAAGCTAGTTTTTATGGCTGGGGAGCTAGAGCGTCTATCCGATGGCAAGTGGACAAGACAAGACAACATTAACAATTGGAAAATTATTTGGCCTGAGTTGCGTAAAAAACGAAAATCGTAGATAATTGATCTGTATTGTCGGAAATGGAACGCCGATAAGATAAGACCGTTTTATTCAATGTCCCGCCCCGAAAGGGGTTCAGCCTTAAAAAAGCTGCGTTCCAGAGGGGCATTGACTAAAGCGGTTTTTTTATTTCTCCCGTACTCCATACGATAACAAGCACCTAGATGGGTGGCGTGGAACGGAACATAGGCTAGTCAACACCCGACTGCAAGCCTCGCTGACTTAACTGGGTACAGCACAAGACTAGAGTACATCGGTGGGACAAGACTCTAGCTCGATTGAACATTAACTCCGTGTAGGACTGGTATCTTAAAGATATGGGTCAGGTAGGAAAGCAGTAGGAAACTACAGGCTATCCACCCTTGGGAAAGTTATGTCAAAAAGCAACACTAGGGAAAGCACCTATAAAAATAAATGGTTTATCGCTTGCATTGATTGTTAAGGTAGCTTAATATTCATACATCAACTAACCACATGGAAGAAAATTATGAACAAGCAAACATTTCTCGACAAAACAATCGTTCACATGGGCGAAGTTTGGAAAGTCATTGCTATAGGTACACAGACAGACAACAACACGTTTTGCCATTTAGCTAACTTGTACCGTGGTAAACAACAAAAAAACGGTTTTAATCCAGTTCAAATTAACGATTGGATTGATACAGAAGTACTTAAAGCAGCAAAATAAACTTAAGGGGCGCAAGCCCCTAATAAGGATGAACATGGATTTTGAACAATTCTGGTTTAAGTACCCTCGCAAAGTCGCTAAAAAGACCGCCATGCAAGCGTTTGCCAAGTTACCTACAGTTGAGCAGGAATTGGCTGTTGATGCGTTAGACACGCATTTAGACTATTGGAAACTGAAAGAAACGGAATCTGACTTTATCCCTTATCCCGCTACTTGGTTGAATCAAGGCAGATACTTTGACGAACTAGAGCTGACAGCAAAAGCAATCAAGAAACCTGCGTTGCCTTGGTACAGTACAGAACAAATGACAATGGACAAAGCCCGTGAATTAGCGATGAATCCCCGTCCAGGCGAGGACATGGGACAGTTTAGGGCTAGGATTGCTCAGAAAGTAGCGGAGATAAATTGATGCCTTACGCTAAACCAAACAATCAACAATCAATTCAATTTGAAGATGCACAACATCCAATTTGGGATGAATGGATTGATATGCCAGAGTTTGTGCAAGAAAAACAGGATGGCTACGCAAAAATTATTGTTCGTGTGCGAAACAAAGAAGATTTGGAAGCGTTATCAAAAGCGTTAGGGCAACCATTAACGCAACGCACTAAAGCAGCATGGTATCCAGCGCTAGTGAGAGGATTAAATTCAAACAAAAGGTACGTTGATGAATCCTGAGTATCCGGTTTACATCATATCAAAAGGGCGATGGGATACACGGCTAACTAGCAAAGCGCTAGAGCGCATGAAAGTGCCGTATCACATCGTTATTGAACCGCAAGAATATGAAAAATATGCAGCCGTTATTGACCCTAAAAAAATACTTGTGTTGCCATTTAGCAATTTAGGTCAAGGTTCAATTCCTGCTAGAAATTGGGTATGGGAACATTCCATAAGCATAGGCGCAAAGAAACATTGGATACTTGATGACAACATTGAAAATTTTCATCGTTTAAATCGAAACATAAAACCGATTGCTGAAACAGGCGCAATTTTTAAAGCTGCGGAAGATTTTGTGGACAGATATGAAAACGTACCAATATCAGGCTTTAATTACTATATGTTTTGTAAAGCGTCTGACAACGTACCGCCGTTTGTTTTAAATACAAGAATTTATTCTTGCATATTGATTCAAAACAACATTGATTACAGGTGGCGTGGCAAATATAACGAAGACACAGATTTGTCGTTACGAGTGTTGAAAGATGGGTTTTGCACAATTCAATTTAATGCGTTTCTTGCTGGCAAAGTATCAACGCAAAGACTAAAAGGCGGGAATACCGATGAGCTGTATAAAAACGGCACATTGGAAAAATCACAAGCGTTAGTTGACTGGCATCCTGATGTTGCACGATTAGTTTGGAAGTTTGGTAGGTGGCATCATCAAGTGGACTACAGAAAGTTTCGTCGTAACAAGCTAATAAGAAAGCCTAATTTAATCATTTCTAACCGTATCAATGAATACGGCATGAAACTAATAACAGAGGCAATATGAAGAAAACAGAGAAATTAAACAAGTTTGATAGACCGCCATTAAGGACGCTTTCACCACCAATACGGTCTGGCAGCATGAATTTTATGAAATACCCAACACGCATGGCAAACACACTTTTTTACTTGGACGGGACACATGAAAAGGTTGATAAATTGGTTAGGATTAAAAAAGAAAGTACAAGAACCGATTTGTGATTGTTGTGGGCAAGTCACGACAAATTTAATTGATGGACTATGCGAGTGGTGCAGTAAATTTTATAGGGCGCACAAATGAGAGATTTACGGGATTACACGCAATTGATTAGAGTATTGGATAAAGGTGACTTTTTGACCCGTGAGGAAATGGGACAGGTTGCTGACATCATTCGAGCATTAAAAGAGGACGCAGACCGCTATCGCTGGCTTAATCGAGCAACGCACCAGTTGTTTATGGTGAGCGAGCGTGATTTAAACGAGCAGGTTGATCGAGCAATGAATGGTGGGCAAGAATGAGCTACATCGTTGCGTCTTTGCCGCCGATCAAGTGTTTTGTGCGCCGAGAGTTTTTGTACAATTTTGAAAAAAGTCACGGCGAGTATGAACCTGCAATCTGGGTAAGTCTAAAAGCCTTGCGTGGGCAAGTGTTTCGCATTGAAAGCCTGCTACCGGCTTACGGTGCGCTTTACGACAAGCTACCCATACACGCCTATGTCTGGCACACAAACACGCCTGAATCATTGCCTGTTGACACACTACAGCTTTGGGACTGCATGGGCTACAAGTTTACGGTGATTGAAAAGATTGGTTTGCGTAACCTTGGGGTTAAGTTTCTAGGCAAGGACAAGCAATGGCACTTTGGCACATACTTGTTCACCGTAGACTTTTGCGCTGACGGGCTAGAGGTTGACACAGGGTTTACAGAACAAGCCGAAGAACATAAATCGTTTAACTGGATACGGCTAGACAACGGACAGTTTGCTTGCCAACCAAACAATAGGTGCTTGTGGTATGACCAGTCGCTAATACCTGCTGAAACAAAATTTCCTGACTTTCAAGCAGCTCGACAGATTTGGACAGTAGACGGGACACGCAAATGGTCAGCTGGTGACGATTGGTTCTACGACATTGAGGAACGTAATAATGGCTGACTTTAACCCTCACGATGCAATTGATTACATTTACACCACAGCACCGTTATACGGACAAGCCAAAGGTAAGGTTGCAGAGCTTGAGGCGTATAAATCTAGCTTAAAGTCAATTATGATGAAAAAGTCTGGCGAACTAGCTATTGGCGCACAAGAGCGAGAAGCCTACGCAAGCGATGAATACCAAAACCTATGTAAAGCTATAGGCGAGGCCACAGAAGCGGCTGAAACGCTTAAATGGCGGCTAGAATCGGCAAAGATGAGGTTTGAGGCGTTCCGCACAGAGCAAGCAAGCAATCGACAAATAGAAAGGTTGACCAAATGATCGATTACAGCGAATCGTTAATCAAACTTACGGCGGCAATTTTGCAATATCGGAAATTGATTCATAAACAAAAATATGAGTTAGCGGCTGACGTTGCGGTAGATATGCAATTAATGACCATAAACCTACAGGAATGGACACAAGCGCAATGTACAGAAACCCCAAACTCTTAGTGGCTTGCAGAGAAATCCCTTGCCAATTATGCGGTGCGGAAGATGGAACAGTTGTTGCAGCGCATAGTAACCAGTTGCGAGACGGTAAAGGCAGAGGACTTAAAGCAAGCGATTACCGCATAGCCAGTTTGTGTTTTCTATGCCATAGCCAGATTGACCAAGGCAAAGACTTAAACAGGGTTATGCGTGTGGAGTTGTGGGAACTAGCGCACAGAAAGACAATTGGCGAGCTATTTGAGCGTGGATTGGTTAAATGCTGATTACGATGCAGTTACCCCTACCGCCAAGCATCAACACTTACTGGCGCAATTTTAGGGGGCGCACAATCCTGTCAAAAGGCGGCAGGGACTACAAACAAGCGGTGCAGGAATATGTTACCCAGAACAACATCCCGAAACTTGGCAACCAAAGACTAGCGGCAATTATTAAGATATACCCAAGGGACAAACGAGCAATTGACCTTGACAACCGTATCAAGGCACTTTTAGATGCTTTACAAGACGCAGGAGTGTTTGACGATGACTGCCAGTTTGACGAAATCACTATCACAAGAGGCGTGATTAAATCAAACGGTCAATGTACAATAATCCTAGCCACCTTTGAGAATGAGGCGTAAATGGATTATCCTGCCGTGTTCGTATCGACGCTGTTGCATAGCGCCACTAATGCTCATTTTATGCACTTTCAGACTGAAAGCTACGCAGAGCACAAAGCCTTGCAAAAGTATTACGAAGGTATCACAGACCTCGTAGATAACTTTACAGAGGCGTACCAAGGCAAATACGATAAGATAAAAACCTATCCGGATGAGTTTCATTTGGCAAAAACGCCACAGAAATACCTCAAAAGTCTGTGCGACTTTGTTGAAGAAATCCGCAAAGAATTGCCAACGGACACGCCATTACAGAATATTATTGACGAAATAGCAGCATTAATTGACTCAACGCTGTACAAACTGCGTTTTCTTAAATAGGTGACCTATGAAAGCGGGACTATACGCAAACATTTTGGCTAAACAAGAACGGATTAAGGCTGGCTCTGGCGAAAAGATGCGAAAGCCAGGCGATCCAGGCGCACCTACGGCTAAAGACTTCAAAGAATCAGCCAAGACAGCTAAAGACGCAAAGAAATGACAGCGGCGTGGACTCGTAAAGAAGGCAAGAACCCTGAAGGCGGTCTAAATGCCAAGGGTCGAGCGAGTGCTAAGGCTGAAGGCATGAACTTGAAGCCACCAGTTAAGTCCGGCGATAACCCACGCAGAGCTAGTTTCTTAGCAAGAATGGGCAACATGCCAGGGCCAATGGAAAAAGACGGAAAGCCCACTAGGTTAGCCTTAGCATTGAAAGCATGGGGCGCATCAAGCAAAGAAGATGCAAAGTCAAAAGCTAAAAACATCAGCGAACGCAATAAATGAGCTAAACTCAACCAATCTTAAATCTAAGACCATTGAGAAAAGATATGGCAATTGAAAAACAATCTAAGCCTATCAAAGGCGGCAGAAGGGAAAACGCAGGTAGACCTGTTGGTATCCCTAACAAAAGCACAACTAAGGCTAGAGAGGCTATAGCGGCTTTTGTAGACGGTAATTCAGACAAACTTCAGCTATGGCTAGATCAAATAGCTACGGATGAACGGTACGGCCCAAAGACAGCGTTTGAATGTTTCATGGCTGTAGCTGAATATCATGTACCCAAACTTGCACGAACCGAACATACTGGCGCTAACGATGGCCCGATTGAACTGGTGGTCAAGTGGCAAGACGGGAAGTAACGCTGCCCTATAGTCCAAGAGGTGCTTTTAGATCATTCCACGACAGATCAGAGCGTTGGGCTTGCTTAGTCGCACACCGTCGAGCAGGAAAGACTGTTGCAGCTATAAACGACATTATCAGGGCTGCGCTTATGTGCAAAAGCCCAAATCCCTTATTTGCGTACATTGCACCGTTTCGCAGCCAGGCTAAGTCTGTGGCGTGGGATTACCTAAAACACTTTGCTGCGCCTGTGCTTGCGTCAAGCAATGAGGCTGAATTGACCATTGAGTTGATAACTGGCGGCAAGATACGCTTGTTTGGTGCTGACAACGCTGATGCAATGCGAGGCTTAGGCTTTGATGGCGTGTTTATGGATGAATACGGAGATTTCAGGCCATCAGTCTGGGGTAACGTCATTCGTCCTACATTGTCAGACAAGCAAGGTTGGGCTGTGTTTGCTGGTACGCCAAAGGGAAAGAACCAGTTTTGGCAGATATTTGAAACAGCAAAGAAAACGCCTGACGAGTGGTTTCACCTTGTTCTAAAGGCTAGTGAATCAGGACTGTTGCCAGACACAGAGCTACGAGCTGCTGCGGCACAGATCAGCGATGACCAGTTCCTACAAGAATACGAGTGTTCGTTCGAAGCGGCAATCCTTGGTGCGTTTTATGGCGAGGACTTACGCAAAGTCACAGATGCGAGACAGGTTTGCAAGGTTGCCTACGATCCGCACCTACCCTGCCAC